ACTGTTTGAAGCACTCTATGTGAAATACGAAAAGCAATCAGGCTTGCGTAAGAAGTCAATGAGTGCTGAAGAAGTATTCAAGTCAGGCATATTAAAAGAACGAACAGATACAGGACGTATCTACTTAGTGTTCGTTGATAACGTTATGAATCAAGGTCCATTTGATCCTGAATATCATACAATTTACCAGAGTAATTTATGCTGTGAAATTCTTTTACCTACTAAATCCTTTAAACGTTTGGATGACAGCGATGGTCGTATCGCTCTTTGCACATTGGGCAGTATCAATTGGGGTGCGTTCCGTAACCCAGAAGATATGCGCCGTGCTTGTCGCATATTGCATCGTAGCCTCAATAACATTCTTGACTATCAAGACTTTCTATCCATTCAGTCTAAACTATCAAACGATGAAATCAGACCTCTTGGAATTGGAATTACTAATCTTGCCTACTGGCACGCCAAGCGAAGTCTTAAGTACGGAGAAAAAGACTCCTTGGCTGAAGTCAAGACGTGGATGGAACACTTATCCTTCTACTTAACTGAAGCAAGTGTAGAACTAGCACAGGAACGCGGTAGATGTGAACATAGTGATAAAACAAGATATGGTCAAGGTATCTTCCCCTGGGAACTAAGAGCTAAAGGTGTTAACGAATTAGCTAACTTTGAACCCGAATTAAACTGGGAAGGACTACGTGCTATGATGCGTAGTCATGGTGTCCGTAATGCTACACAAATGGCTGTAGCTCCTGTAGAATCTAGTTCAGTAGTAATTAACTCTACTAATGGTATTGAAATGCCAATGAGTTTAATTAGTGTAAAAGAAAGTAAAGCAGGAAGTTTTGTACAAGTTGTTCCAGAATATCATAAGTTAAAAAACAAATATCAATTGATGTGGGATCAAAAAGATTGTGATGGTTACTTAAAGACAGCGGCTGTGATTGCAGCCTATGTGGATCAAAGTATATCAACTAATACTTTCTACAATCCAGCACATTTCCCTGAACGTAAAGTCCCAACAACATTGATTGCTAAGAACTTGATGCAGGCACATATGTGGGGATTAAAAACATTCTACTATAGCTTGATTAACAAAGCAGGTAGTAAGAGTCAAGATGAAACTGTATTAGATTTGCCAAGCGGCTTTAATGATATGGATGAAGAGGAAGATTGCTTGTCCTGCAAGCTTTAAGGAAAAACAATGTCAAAACAACAATACAACCTAAACACTAAGACAGATTATTTGAATAGAAAAATGTTTTTGGACCCGGAAGGTCCCGTAACCATTCAAAGGTTTGAGGAGGTGAAATATAAAAAGATTGCAGACTTTGAAACAACGGCACGTGGTTTCTTTTGGATTCCAGAAGAAATTTCTCTAACCAAGGATGCCAATGATTTCAAAGATGCAAGCGATGCGGTAAAGCATATCTTTACTAGTAATCTATTACGACAAACAGCATTAGATAGTTTGCAAGGACGAGCACCAAGTCAAGTGTTTACTCCTGTTGTATCATTACCCGAACTAGAAGCATTGATCTATAACTGGAGCTTCTTTGAGACTAACATCCATAGTCGTTCGTATAGTCACATCATTCGTAATATCTACAATGTGCCTAAAGATGTATTCAACACTATCCACGACACAAAAGAAATTGTAGATATGGCAAGTAGTGTTGGACTTTATTATGATGAGTTACATCAAGTTAATTGCCGTAAAGAGTTAGGTATAGATGTAAATGAAAAAGAACACATCAAAGCCATCTATATGGCATTACACGCTAGTTACGCATTAGAAGCATTCCGCTTTATGGTATCATTTGCTACAAGTCTAGCAATGGTTGAGAACAAAATCTTTATTGGTAATGGTAACATTATCAGTTTAATTCTCCAAGATGAATTGTTACATAAAGGCTGGACTGCTTACCTTATTAATCAAGTAGTAAAAGAAGATAGCAGATTTGCACAAGTAAAATCAGAATGTGAAGCTGAAGTATATCAACTTTACCTAGATGTAATTAAAGAAGAAAAAGATTGGGCTGACTATTTGTTTAAACTGGGACCAGTTATTGGATTGAATGCAACTGTGTTAAAAGACTTTGTAGATTATACTGCTGTAGGAGCATTGAAAGAAATCGGTATACGATATAATAATCCTGCGCCAAAGAGTACACCTATTCCTTGGTTCAATAAACATAGTGACACAAGTAAAAAACAATCTGCATTGCAGGAAACCGAATCAACAAATTACGTTATAGGTGTAATGAGTGAATCATTAAACTATGATGACTTGCCAAATATATAAGGAGAATAAAAAATGAAAGCAATCGTATGGAGTAAATATCACTGCCCTTACTGCGACCAAGCAAAGGCATTGTTAAATCAAAAAGGTATCCAATTTGAAGAAAAGAAAATCGGAGACGGGTATACAAAAGAAGAACTATTAGAAGAAATTCCATCAGCAAGAACAGTACCTCAAATCATCTTAGATGGTGTACTGATCGGTGGTTTCACCGAACTAAAACAAAAATTAACAGAAAGTAATTAATGCAAATAGCAATCCATCCAAATACAGTGTACACATTTAAGCTTAATTCCGGGGAGGAATTAATTGCAAAGGTAATTCAATCAGGTTCAGAGTTTATTCAGATTGAAGAACCAGTATCTATTGCCCCATCACAACAGGGTATGCAAATGATTCCAAGTATTTTTACTGCAAATCCAAAGGGTGAATTTAAGCTAAATACTACTAGTGTTGCAATGTATGCTGAAACTGATGATAACATCAAAGACAAGTACTTAGAAGCAACAACTGGTATTAAAGTACCTAGTAAAAAAATCGTATTGGGATAAAATGGCACAATTAAGTCGTATAGGTGATGCAAATCAAGTTGGCGGTACTATCATTAGAGGTGCCGGCACTGTGTTTGCCAATGGAATTTCTGTTGGATTACACGTTAGTCAAATCACTCCACACGCTCCTTGGCCACAAAAAAGAAACAACCCCCATCCACCACACGCGGCAGCAACTACTACAGAAGGTAGTCCTACAGTTTTTGCCGAAGGTAGTCCGGTACTTAGAGTAGGATCAGGAAACAGTTGCGGTCATAGTATCGTACAGGGTAGTCCTGATGTATTTTGTCCATGAGTGATTCAGCTAAACAAAGTCCATTAGGTGTTAATACATTAAGCTCATTATTGCAAAATATTGGGTTTAATATTAATCCCATAATGGTAAACTTTGTTGGATCTAGTACTAGTACATCATCTGCTGCCAACTTGGGTAATATTGTTAACGATACCTGTTTACGATTACTTACATATGCTATTAATGATGCTTATAGTAGAGGCGCACCAAATGTTACTGTTGTTGCAGGAAACTTTACTGTGGGATCCAGTTATACTATTACATATATAGGTACTACTAACTTTGTAGCTATTGGTGCATCTAGTAATACAGTGGGAGTGACATTTACTGCATCCGGTATAGGATCTGGTACAGGCACAGCAACTACCACTACGTCATATACAGTTGATAGCACAACATACAATAATTTAATATCTATCGGATCTAATAGTATTCCTGCATTAGGTAATAGTCCTCCGTCAACGTTTAATTGGACTGGTTATCCTAATTGGGCAAGTAACTACAATTACACTAATGAAGTAACACGATGGGGTTATACTAGATTATTTGCATTGCAAGGTTATAACGAGTTTAATTACAACAGCGGAATATCAGCCGATAGTGGAGCCTATAAAGATTTTCTATCTGGGTTTATGACAGCATATAGTTTTATTGAATACAGTAATAGTACTATACTAGCAGTAAATAATTCACAAGAATTTTTAGATGGTACTTATAGTAATATGGATGACTTAATTACCGGTGATATTGCCGGTGTAAGTATAGCAACAACTGTATTTGGTCAAGATTTAATTGCTAGTGGCAAAGCTATAAATTTACAATCTATATCAACATTTGGTTTACCTAGTAATTTATTATCAACGTTACAACAAAATAATGCAGTCACTAAATCAGTAAGTCTTGCATTAATTGCAAGTGGCATAACAGTAGCTGAATTGGGAGAAATATTAGGTAACATACAACCAGTTACCAAAGAACAAGAACGTAAAATATACGGAGCATTTGGTATTATTTTGGGACAAGATTTAAAAGATATATTAGTATCATTAAATTGTAAGACTATAGGGTTAGAATCATTGTGTGATTTACTCAATCCCATAAAATTATTCCCAAATAGCTATGCAACATTAACAGTTCCAGTGTATAATACAGTAGGTGGACCTGCTAATAGTAAGATATATTATCCTATATATAGTAATGGTGGCCTGAATAGTAATTTAACTTCTCCTACAGCGCAAGGAATAGTGTAATGGCAGGCATTTTTAATCAAAATTTAAGAGATGATATAAGTGCACCTAGTAGTAGCGCATATGCAACTACCGGCACATCCACTACCAACGTATTACCTGATTCAGGAACAACACAATCAAACATAACAAACATTCAAGTTATCCCACAAGGATTTGGTGCATATTTAGATGGCATATTACCTCCTGATATTGCTACAGCTGCCGGTTCGTTTAGTGTATCAATGCAACAGATTAAAAACATATCAAGTATACCAATTGAAAAGTTTGCACAAGTAGTTAATAGTTTAGAAACAACTAAGGGATTAAATGTCAATGGCTCTAGTGTTCCTACTGATACAACGTTAGCAAGTCAGGGATTAGCGTTAATTGCGTTAGGCAATGGACCGTATAATACATATACGATGAGTAACTTCTTAGGATGTATGAGTGGATTACCCTATCTTGGTATAAACATTACACCTCTCATTCAGCAATTAGAAACAACTAATCTATATACGATTTATAAAAATTTATATCTAGCAGTAACTTGGGAACAAGCAACTGCTACTTGGAATGGTACAACATTTACTTATACAAACAAAGGTGGTGGATATGCATCTGCACCAACAGTTACAGTAGGTGGCAATCCAGCAACAGCAACAATAGGTACAGATCCTAATAATATAACTACTTTTGGAAGAATTATATCTATAAGTTATTCAGGCGTAGCCGGCACTGTGGTGATTAATGCACCTCCCGGTGGTGGTTGGCCTACTATGAATACTACGGTACAGACTTATATTGATGCCGCTAATGCAGAGATAGCAAGTATCAGAAATGCACAACCTGCACTTGCGCAACAATTAATAACTAATTGGAATACCACTGGAACATTATTATCAATAGAACAACGTGCAATTGCAACAGGATTAGCAATTGGTGTACCTAATAGTTCTCCTGATTATGAGAGAGAACCTACGATAGCTAGCTATCCTGGCACTCAATATGCATTTGTTGATACTATACCTAATTATGCAATGTTTACTCAACCTAATATGTATTCACAAACATTAGAAGCTATTGCAAATTATAATACGGTCGGCGGAAGAAGTATAGTAGCAATGTTACGTCAAGCACGTAATCAAGCTAGATTACAAGAAGCTGGTATTCCATTAGATAACAACATAGATAATACATTAACTAAAAATCAACAATCAGAGTTAATTGCAAACGGTACATTGGCAGGTAGTGCACCGGCAACATTAATAACTGACATTGGATCTCCTGATCCATATGGTTATTATGACCCAACTACTGAACTTTATTATAGTGACGGTGTTGCAATAGATACCGGTCAAGCAAATGAACCAGGCAGCTTTGCTGGTTCACGTTATCAGAACTTAATAAGTCCTGAACTTTCAGTAATATATACTTCTGATATATTATTACCCGCAACTTATCCTGTACAAGAAGCAATTGATGAAGTAATTCGTTGTAATTGCGATTGTTGGGATAACATTTAATACCATATTGCTTAGTAATAAGCAGAAAGGAAACATTATGTTTTTATGGAAATTCAACCTCCCTCAAAAAATACTAACTATAATAGTATTGTGTATGGGTCTATTAACTGCAGGATCAACTAATATAAATTTGGCTAAGGAAAAACAAGAAGAAAAAGTTGTTGAAGTTGTTGCTAAATTAGTAGATCCAAAACAATTAAAATGTTTAGCTAAAAATATATTCTATGAAGCAGGTGGTGAACCGTTGATTGGGCAAGCGGCAGTAGCACGGGTAGTGATGAATAGAATAGCATACGGTTTTGAAAAGAACCCTTGTGCAGTTATATATCAATCAAATATGATAGATAGGTTAGTTGACGATGAAATACAAAAAGTAAAACTATGTCAGTTTAGTTGGGTTTGTGAAGGTAAAGGGGAACCTAATCAAAACAACCCAACATATAAACAAGCTGAACGTGTTGCATATGAAGTATTAGCATATGATGCTTATATAGATGTACTGCCAAAAACAGCATTGTTTTTTCATAACTTGCAAGTGGATCCATTATGGCCATATAAGCAAGTAGCTAAGATCGGTAATCATATCTTTTACAGTAAAAATAAGAAGACAAAAAATTCCCAAAAGACTGTAGCTTCTAATGAAAATAAGATATAATATACAATGATTGAAAAACCAAATTCAGCTAACGGTGTCAGTAGTTATGATTCTACTAGTTCCGGATCGTTGATACATTTCTTTAATCGCAACGTAACACCATATGCTACTGAAAGTTCAGGACCTAAATTTGATTTAGTACCAGTAGAAAAACATAAAGACATTATGCTTAATGTAGCACGTTTACATGCCAAACAAGAGTATGATAGAATCATGGAACTGGTTGAAGTATTACAAAAGCAAGCTGAACAGATTAAACATAGACTTGATTTGACTGATATGGTTCACGCCGCTAAATATGATTTTCAATTATCAAATGGTAACATATATTGGTTACTCTTTGATATACGTAAACAGTTTACAAGATTAAGTATTCATGGACCTAATGATTGGTCTGCTGGTAAGCCGATTGACTATGAATATATTTGCAAAGTTAAATGGTTAGGTGACCACACTTGGATAGAGGTAGAAGATGATAAGTAGTAGTCCAGATAGAAATACTTTTCAAAAAGAAGGTTATATTAAACGTTGTGAAGAAAAAGGTGAAGAGCCTAATCCCGACTATATTCAAATGTATAAAACTTGGCAAGAACAAGATGAAGCTAATATCGTAGATCCCGACTGGCAAAAAGACAACATGGAGTATGACCTTCGTAGTACTCAATGGATCGTAGACAAAGCTAAATTAGACGATGTTTATGCACAACATTTGTATGCCTCAATGTGTAACAATGATTTTATTAAAAATGATGTGTGGCCCATACTAACTGAGAAACGTTGGAGTTGTAGTTGGAGACACGCCGGCGGTATTATTGCTGATATGCAAGGCAAGGGTGATTACATTGACTGGTACTGCAGTGGTATCAGGGATGCCAAGATACTAGATGATGATGAATTTCGTGCCCTTACTAAGGAACTGCAAGAAGCATATATACAAAGTAAAAAGTTTGTACCAGAAAGTTGTGTAACTGATGAAATACGAGAAGATTTGTTAAAGTTAGGTTGGATAGTAGTAGACGAAGAAGCTGAAGCATACTAAATACAATACATACAAGGAGTATATATCATGTTAGAAACATTATTTTGGTTAGCACTAGGTGCTTTTATTGGTTGGAATTTCCCTCAACCTCAGTTTGCAAAGAACATTCAAACAAAGATTTTGACTATGTTCAAAAAGGATTGATAATCCTCACAAACGGGCGCACCTAGATAAATAGTTATATGAAAAATAAATATGGCTTATTAATATGTTGCTCGCATTGTGGAATTGGGTTTATAACTAAACCTAGATTTTTAGAGTTTTGTTCAACTCC